GGCATTAATATCAATTATATTACTACCTAAAGCAAATATTGAGGGATTTGTAGATGTCAAACTATATCCCCCAAACATAACTAAAGGTCTATCTAAAATACCTACTTTAAGTATTGATCCAGTTATTTGATTAAAAGATACATTATTAGGTAATTCAGTTAAATATGAACTGGTTTCAGCTGTTAAAGAATCTACTTCGGTTTGAATTGAGCTTGTAAATGTATTTAAAGCAGATATATTTGTTGTATTACCAAATCCATTAGAGGCTGCTGATCGTGATACTTCAGTATTAAAATTAGTAATTGAAGAAGTTGCAATACTACCTGTAAAAGAATTAGCTGTAATGTTACCTACAATTTCTACTGGTTTAAATATTTTAACCTTATCTAAATTAGAATCGTTTGCTACTTCTAGTATATAATTACCGTTATAAGTAGTTTTTAATGTATCAGCATCAAAAGATCCAAAAAAAGAATCTTTTGTTTTAAATGTAGTTGCTACTATATCACCCGAAGAAGAAATTAAATATTTTTTAGCTCCTAAGGTTCCTGAATTTGATATATTACCAGATGCTGTTATATTACGGGTTTCTAAATCTGTGGATAAATTAGGAATAAAGTTATTTTCTTCTAATGTAGTAATACGATTACTAAATCCACCACTTGGTTCAGCAAATGCTCCTGATATACTAGAAATTAAAGCATAAGATCCTGTTACAGCTGTTAGATTATCTACTTCTATTTGGATTGAGCCTGTAAACGTATTAAGAGATGAGATATCTGTAGATTCTGTAATATATGAGCTGGTTGCAGCAATTAGGTTGTCTACTTCAGTTTGGATTGAGCCTGTGAATGTGTTTAACGAAGATATATCTGTAATATATGAGCTGGTTGCAGCTGTTAAATTATCTACTTGGGTTTGAATTGAGCCTGTAAACGTGTTTAAACTTGAAATATCGGTTGATTCTGTTATATATGAACTAGTTGCGGCAGTTAGATTGTCTACTTCGGTTTGGATTGAACCAGTAAACGTGTTTAATATATTAAAATTAGCAGCATCTGAACTTTCACCAGAAATACCTTTTGGTCCTTGTGGACCTGCAGTACTAACAGTTACTGTATTAGTGGTTTCTTGTGTAACATTAATTGTTGTATTTGTGTTACTTGTATTTAAATTATTATCACCTTGAGAAGTAACAGTAATTGTATTAGATGTATTAGTAATATTTACAGTATTAGCCATATTAATAGGTTCCAGTAGTTACTTCTTTATCTAACGTAACAGTACCTTGTAATAATCTAGTTACTACAGCACAATTTCCACTCCCTGAAGCTATTTCTAAATCATACACAGCTTTATTAAAATTTAAAGCTGAGGAAGATATAGCTGAAATAAAAATTCCTATAGTACCAGAAGTTGGGGGGTTTAATCCATTAGATCCATTAAAATTTAAACCTGTACCACATGGCTCAAGACTTGAAGATAACGTAATATAAGTAGTAGATCCACCTATTTTATCTTTAATTTGCATTCTTCCTACATAATCTGTTAAATAAATAGGATCAGAATTAGAATCTTTGTATGCTATTTCAAAATTAAGGGTTGCTCCTTGTTCTATAGTAAAATTATATTTTCCAGCTGCCATAGTTTATTTTTATTATACATATTAATTATAATCCTTTAATAACTCAAATATTTCATCTAATGCCTCGTGACGGTGATTTTCTTTAAGGATAATTTTATTTACAAATTGTGATCCCTGTATTTTTGCTACTTCATGTATAGCTGAATCATTTTTAAACTTTAAATCAATTTGTTGGCTATCACCTGTAAATATCATTGTTGAATTTTTACCTAAACGTGATATACACATTTGGAATTGTTGTTTAGTTAAATTCTGAAATTCATCAATAATACAAATTGCGTCTTCAAATGTTCTACCACGAAAATGTGTAAGTGAAACTAATTCAATATTTTCTTCACTTTCTAATTTATTTAAAATGTCAGGTTTATTATATACTTTACGCATATTTGAACGAATAGGTACTAACCATGGTTCTAATTTTTCCTCAAGTGAACCAGGTAAAAACCCATTGTCTTCATTAGACACCGTAGGTCGTGTAATAACAATTTTATTTGTTATACGTTTAAAATACATGTCTAAAGCTACTTGAACTGCTAATAATGTTTTACCACTACCTGCTTTTCCAATAATAAAATTAAATGGTCTTTGGAGGATTTTTTCTTTGGCTTCTTTTTGTTCCTCTGAGAGTGAAATTGAGAAGCGAATAGGCCCTTTTGGTGGGGTCTTTTCAATATTTTGTTTAGCCATATTAAATGGTTTGAAACGTTTGTTTATTATAAATATAAAAAAAGGGCCGCTTTCGCGACCCTTTCTAATTTTAATTAAATAAATATTATCCTTGGGACACACAAAGAATTGCAAACCCACTACCAGTAATATTACCTAAATTCATACCATCAGAACCGGTAATGAATAAAGATCCAGCAGTTCCTGGGTCTGAAGTAGGTAATGTGTTTTCACCTGGGGTTAGTAATTGTGCACTGTCAAGAAAATCTAACATAATTTGACGATCAGTTTGACTTACACCAAATTTTAATTCAGTAGAAATGTCTTTTTTGTTTTTAAGAGCCATGGTTATAAAAGTTTAAATATTTAACAATAATACATATAAAAAAAGGGCCGCTTTCGCGGCCCTTTCTAAAATTACAGAGATAACTCTATTACACTTGGTCAAGATTATGAATATAAACTTTACCATAGAAGTCTGGACGAACCATCTTCTTAGCATAACGAGTCATGATACCCTTACGTGGAGTAAACGATACTGGATCGTATACAAGCGGAGTCATGATTAATGGAATGTATGGGGCAAATACCGCACCTGTTTCAAGGAATTGGTTACCTTTGTATCCCATGAGAATTACGTTCTCAGTCATGTATGGGTTCTTATAAACAGTGTATCTAGAGTTGATAGCACCGATCTTCTGAACACCCATCGCGTACTTGTTAGAATCACCAGGAGAGTCAGCAGCAAATCCAGGAATAGATTCTAAGATTGTGCTTACCTTTGGAGAAACTACCATAAAGTTAGCACCACCACGGAGAGTTTTCTGGTGAATATCATTACTAACAGATTGAAGTTTAATACCTAAAGTTTGGAACCAAGACATCTTGGTGTAGTACTGATCTGATGCAGAAGCTACTACACCAGTGTTTGTTACTTCTTTACCAACAAGAGCACTCCAGTGATTAGTAGTATCAGCATTTCTAATTAATAAATCAAGGATTTCGAGGTCGATTTCCATTGAAATGTACTCAGAAAGGATAGACGTCAATTCCGCTTCAGCATCGATACTATGGTAAGCATTTAAATCTTGAGCAAATTCTGGTGTCCACTGAGCTTTTAACTTACGAGTTTTCGCAGTAACGGTTTCACTTCTTAACTGAACATTGATTTCTGGAATATCCATAGTAGATACTGAGCCTGCGCCTGCAAATCCTGAAGAAACACCTGTTTTACCTTCTTCAAAATCACCTCTATCATTAAGATTATCTGGGCCTTTTTGGTAAAGAACCTTAAGACCTTGTGCACCAATATTAGCAGCAGAAGCTGATACTACGAAAGTAATAGTACCTGAAGTAGCAGTACCTGTAACAGAAGTGAACTCATTGTAAACAGTATTAATATTAGAACCACTGATAGTAAATGCTCTAGCGCCTTCTAAATCAACATCTTCTAAATCTTGAGTACGAACAGTAATAGTAGCATAAGTACCTGAACCTGAGTTAGCTAACCATTCGCCATTAAAGTTTACGTCAGCAAGACCAACAGAACCTGTGGTATATTTATCAGCACCAGCTACGTTTAAAGCACCTGCAGTTACTGCTTGAGAGAACTCGTTAATAGAGTAGCCAAATCTACCAGCACCATATAAACCACTACCTGGATTACCAGAAGTAGGAACAGTATTGGTTTTTAAATCTGAAGCAGCACCATATAAGCTATCACCAGAAGACTGAAGTCTATTTGTAGAATCACCAGGTTGGTTAGTACCATATTGGAAATCTAAGTAGAAGATAAGGCCTGAAGGTAAGTTCATAGGTTGAACAGATACGAGGTCTTTAGCTACGATTTCACCGAATACTCTTCTTACTAATGGGAGAGCAACACCAGCCCATGCTTCACTGTTTGCACCGTTAGTAACAGACTGACCAACACCTGTGCTGGTTGCCTCGTTAACTAATTGTCTGGCTTGGTTCTCAAGGAGAACAGCCATGTTTGCTTTTTCGCTCTCGTGGCCGTTTAAGCCTTCCAAGAGACCGGACTTTTCCCACTTGCTAGCCAACTTAGCAGCTTCATTCTGCTGATGTTGGAGCGGGGATGCGCCCTCTAATAATGTGTTAACATTCATGTTTTCTAAAATTATTTGTTAATATTTGCGAGTTTTTGGAATCGAGACACAGTCTCATCAACTGATTCCGTAATAACCTTTTTAGGAGCAACTCCAGCAGGCTTAGAAGCACGTCCTAAACCTTCTTGAATAGCTCTTTTTTCTACGCCTGTAAAAGTAAAAGATTCTTCGAGGGTTTCGAATACTAATTTAGCTTCACTAGTTGTAGCAGCTTTGTCTAAGGCGTCAACCACCTTAATCTTTTGAGCTTCTGTTAATGAATTAGCTCTGAAAAGCTTGTTGCAGTAGAGGAGTTTGCTGTTTAAAAGATTCATTTCAGAAATAGTAGATTTAAGAGTATTAACAGTTGAAAGAGCCTCAGCAAGTTCTTCTTTCATCTTTTTCTTTTCTTCATCTTCTTTCTTTTTATCATCTTTAACTTTTTTCTTACCTTCTTCAAGGTCAGCTTCGATTTCAGAAATTAAAGCATCGATGTCAAATGATTCATCAACCTCACCTCCACCATGACGAATTGAACCCCCAGCTTCAGCGCCCATCATTCCTAAGAAATTTCTTAATGCTTGAGCTTTTGCTTTAGGAGAACTACCTGCTTTAGATAACATTTGCTTTAATTTGCCCATGCCACCAGCAGCATTAAACATGGCTGTGGTTACACCTAAGCCAGTTATTGCTCCTGCAATTAACTCTGTAGTAGATGGATCTACTTCATTAAGAGTTTCATCGCTCTCTTCTAACTCAGTATCTTCACCTTCTTTCATATCATCATCATCTTCCATGTATGACATTTCTTCAAGTTCAGCCATGAGTTCATCAAGGTTGATTTCTTCATCGATATCTTCATCAATAGAATTATCGACCTCCTTTACTTTGTCGTCCTCTTCATAAGATATACCTTCAGATGTTTCATCTTCTTCGTATACTTCTTCGAGTTCGACATCCTCTTCAATCTCTTCTGCTAATTTAGCAGAAAGCATGTTTTTGATTTTAGAGTCGAATGCTTCTTCTAACGCCATTTTAGCGTTTTGCAAAGCAACTTCTCTAACGGCTTTTGCGTCGGCAATAGCCTCTTTTAATAATTCTTTAGCCATTTTGTTTTTAATTTTTTAGGCCCCCAGTAAATAAAAATACGGGAAATAGAGATTTTAATATCTCTAATAGGGATTTGTTTTAAAATCCAGGGACACTATTTTAAGATAGTGTATGCTTGTTGAAAATAAATATAAAAAAATTTGGAAAACCAAAACTAATATTTTATCTTTATACTAAATAAAAACCCTATATTATGATTTTATTAATCACACAATACCTTTTAACAGGGACTGTTTTAGGATTCTTAATTGAATTAGTAGTTAGAAACACAGGTTACGGTGTAGATCGCCAAGAAAGAATTTGGTTAATTGTATTGTGGCCCTTAATGTTGATTATTTTTATAATCTACTTTATTAAGGGATTATTTGAAGATTAACATTTACACATACCTGTGTTATCACAAATGATATCATGGATAATATTGTGTATTTTAGTATAATCAACTGTTGGGTGCTCTATGCCTTCTTTTAATTGTTGAGGTGTTAATGTAGCGCCAGGTGTAGATGGGGTAGATACTAGGTCGAAGCACAATAAATCAAAATCTTCTTGTACCATTAAAACACCATCTGAATTTTCCTGTACAGAACCCATTCCACGAGATGAGATGCCAACGGGTACTCCTGCTTGGAATAATGATTTAGCAATGTTGCCTGCTGGGGTAGGGAGGATTTCAATTTGACCATGTACGTCATTCCCATTCCACCAACACTTATTAATTTTGTGAGATACATTATTTAAGTTAATAACAGATGAATCTGGATGGTCTAATTCACCTAAAGCATTATTTTGCTTTACTGGACCTTCCATATATTTTTTCATTTCTCTTTCAAGAATTTCTCTTTCATAAATACGACCATTGTGGTTTTTAACACCCGCTCTTTGGATGATACCCTCTACAACAAGTGGGCCACCTGATTTTATTGACGATTCAACTAATAAACGGTCAACCTTTAATGGGATAATATCTACGATCAAATTGCTCATTTTCCTTGTCCTCTATAGGCTTTTTTATATAGTTTAGAATTTTTGTGTTTACTACTTTTAGTCTTAGCATGTACACCAGGACGGTTTACTTTATTGTTTTTAGGACCAAAATCGAATGCACTAATTTTTCTTGCCATGACTTATTTATTTTATTTCTTTATACCCCATATAACTTTTTTTCTTTTTTCTTTTGTTATTACCAAAAGCATGGGGGGTAGCGTATGCTTCACTAGAACCAGCACTTATTGTAGTACCTGTGCCAGTAACGTTTGCTTCATCAATTTCTGATTTGATAAGTTCACGAATTAATTCTCTTAATTGATTTACATTCATTATTGAACAGATTTAAGTTCATTAATTAACTCGTAGTAATTAAGAAGATTAATTACATTATCATCGTGAACTGAAGATTTTTTACAAAGAGGTTTAATCAAGTTTTTAACTTCAGTAAGTTTAATCTTAGTAACTTGATCAGTATTTTCAGATAAAGTTTCAATTTCAGCCTGTACATTTTCAATTTCTTTATTGATAAATGCTTTTAATTTAGGGCTGTTAGAAACATTATAAACATATTCTTTAAGGAGTGTTCTTTGATTGTCTGCTAATCCAGAGTATTTTTCGTTGAATTTTTCCATCAACATTTTATAAGTAAGTGCTCTGGTTTCTTTATCAAATTTTTCGTATTCTTCCATAACAATTTCTTTTTTAGGCTTGTTTGGAAGATTTTTATTTGTAATGTGTTCTAAAATGGTTACTTTAGAATCTACAATAGACATAGGGTTTGCTTCTTTGTTCTCTAATAAATTATATACACTAGCATATATTTTATAGTTAGGAACTTTAGCCTTAAAAAAATCTTCAATATTGTAAGTTTCTTTAATTTCTCTAACTAAATTGTATCTTTCTCTTCTTAGAATAGACTTATTAAGTTTGGAGTGTGCATCTACTAAAGTTTCAATAAGAACAGTAGCATTTGCTTCCTTCTCAAATCTTTTATTAAGTAACGCATTATATATCTGATACTCTTTTACAAGAGTCGAGTTATTACTAAAAAATTTTCTTAAGATACCTACAGCCTTTGGTTGGGAATTCGAAATAGTCTCCGAGGTAATTTGTCTCGTCAACAATTCAAATAATATCCCAGTATTTTTGTACTTGGAGTGCTTAGGTTTCATGTATGAATTGATTTATTCTTATATAAATATGTAAAGATTCTTAAAAGATTATTCTTTTATAATGTTTTCTTCACTCAACATAGATGTTTTACCATCTTCAGATAAAAGTTGTTTACCTTTTAAACGATTCAATGAAAGTTTTTTAAGTATACGTGCATTTTCCTCAAGAGCAAAAGTAGAGACATTATTTGTTCTTTTAGGTTCATCATCGGCTGTTAGACCTGATTTGCCAAGAGGATCACGGCTAAAATTACCTTTATCAGTACCAAAGTCACTCAATTTAGTTTTAGGGCGTCCTGGTTCTCTTTCGTCATAACCACTAGGTACATCACCTCTATCTTTAATTCTATTATTAGCATATACATTAGCTAAATCATGAGGAGTACCATATGATTCACCTGACTCAATAGGATCGTTACCTTCATTTTCTATTTGATTAGTACGGAATATATGGGCAGCATCGTCAAGAGATCTATTTCTTTCATATTCCATTTCTTCTTCAGATAAATTAAATACATTTTTATAAATAAAATCTGTAGATAAAATCTTTTTATCAAGAATTGAATTAGATAATTCAACTTTAGATTTATATAATTCGACTTTTTCTTGCTCAAATACAATCGAGGGACCTGTAAGTGATAATTCAAAATCTACTAAATCTGAATCAGTAAATCCTTGAGTATATAAGTGAACAAGTGCAATTTTTTGTAATTCAGAAACGATTGTTCTTTGTAGGCGCTCAATTGTGCGAGCGAAACGAATATCCATAGCAGCCAACGTTGATTTACCTTCAAGATTTTCATCGTATCCTAAGAAGGCTTTCGGAATCTTAAGGGCGGCTAACATTCGGTTTTTCAAATATTCAATATCAGTTGTACCATCATAATCGAGACCTTTTGTAGTTTCGATCTTAGTTGATGCATCATTACCTCTAACTGGGATATAGAAATCCTCAGTCATGTTTTGGATATTGAATTTTAAGTTATAATCACCAGTTGTTTGATCTACATATGGGGTCTTTTTCATTCTAGCAACTGTACGCTCCATAAATTGATCAATTTCTTGTGGTGGAATACCTCCTACATTCATATAGAAAATTCTTTTTTCGGGTGCGCGCATAATTCTGTGAATAAGCATTGCATCCTCCATCAAAATTAACTGCTTGAATACCTTGCGAGCTGGTTCGAGATATGAACGGCCATATGGAAGATAATTAGCGTCTGATAATAATCTAAAGTGAGCAACCTCATAATTTTCGAGTTTCATTTGGTCACTTCTTCTAGCACTATAAGTCTGGCTTTGTGATAAACCATTAGGGTCTAATACGAACTGTACATAGCTTGGGTTTTCAGGATCCATACCTTCTTCTCTTACTACCTGGTATACAGAAAGTGGTAAGGCGTTATAAACACCGAATTTTTCCGAGATTTGAAGGTGTAGGTAAAAATCACCATATTTACACATTTGGCGAACCCAAGATGGTAAATTAAATTCTATGTTAAGTACATCATAAAATAAGTTGTGTAGTACACGCTTTACGTTGTCGTTTGATGATTTGATTGTCAATACATCCCCATATTCATTTTTAAGGGTCGATTCTTCTGAAATAATATCAAGTGCAGGAGCAATCAATGAATCATAATCCATTGCCTCATAATCGCTATAAAGCTGAAGGCGCATAGATGAGTAGTTAAGTGTAGGATTGTATTGTAAAGATGAACCTACAGGTCTATGTAATCTTGTAAATCTATCGTAAAGTGAGTTTGACTCTAAATTACCATATTTTTGGATACGATCAGTATCCATTATTTTAAGTTGGTTACCTCCAACGTTTCTAATAATAACGTCATTTGAGAATAACCTTCTTAATCGTGTAAATAAGCTAGTATCTGCCATATTTATGGTTTATAATGTGTGTATAAATATTTAACCTAGGAGCCAAGACAAATCTTCATTTTTTCCATTTACATTCCATTTATAAGCATCTTTAGGATCATTAATTTGTGTAGAACTAAAAAAGGGATTATAAGCTGCTTTGGTTGTATTTTCAAGCATAGCTCGAGTTAAGTCAACTCCATGTTGAGCAAATTTAAGCGCAGTATCTCGCACATAACACGCTGTAGCTATAGACATAATTAAGTCATCATTATATCCAGTTTGAGCTTCTGGGCGGCCGTTTTTCCAAACAAATGTTCTTAATTCATCTAATGTACGTCTTGATTGGATTTGTATACTTTGTTCTTTAATATATGCGTCTAATTTTGCAATAGTTAATGGTCTAGTTTTAAGTGACATTGTAAATCCAGGTACCATTTTAGATTTATCTATTAAATCATATCCCCTAGCAATGTATGCTTCAGCATCGCGGGTAAATTTTTCGTCTTTAGGACTATAATATAGGTTTTCATAACCCATATCAATTACTTCTTGAATTGCAGCCCAACCAATATTTGCGTTCTCAATTACAAGTAGTGCTTTATTGTATTCGTTTGCTATATTAAATAATA